CGACTGTTTCTGGTCCGGTCGCACCGAGATGGGTCACGCTTGCGCGGTTGATTACTTTGTCCGCGCCGAAATTGATTGACACAGAATCGTAGGGATAGTGGCTTGGATCGTTGTCACCGAAGTCCACAGAAGCTCCAGCAAGTGTTGTGCCGATGCGCTTTTGGAATGTGAACACGCCAGAGCGGTCCACGAATGCGCGTCCTTGCTCTGCAGCCATGATGTCATTGAGATAGCCCTGAGCATTAGATCCGGACGGAACTGTGTAGGCAGCTGCACCGCCAAGTGTTACCGCTGAGGTTTCTATTGATTGCTGACCTACTCCTTGGAAAGCATCTACTTCTGGGAGCGCGAGAAGCTCTATTACTCGAGCAGACGCAATCTGTTCCGTGACATTCCATTCGTCTAGGAACGCTTGTGAAAGTAGATACTGGTCGTCGATGGCTTGGATATTGACTAAATCGTTGCCATCCAAATTGAACTGATAATCATAATTGACGATGAAACCTTGAAAGAGTGACTCGGCAACATTCAGCGAGTTGTAGCGGTAGAAGCGGACTCGACGCATAGGTGCGATGCCGGGCTCATTGTTGGCAGGATCGTATGTCGGTGAGTCAGTGTTGAACGGGTTGAAAGCTCCATCCGCGAGCTGGTCATTGAGTGTGAAGTTCATGATGCCGGGAACGAACTGATCTCCGATGTCGCGTCTTCCTCGAGTAATGGAGACATCAAGAACTCCGTCGGTCACATCTGCAAAGTCTGTCGTCGGTCCCAGTGGGTAGGTCGGATCGTCAAGAATGCCCTTGATCGCAGAGTCCAGAACAAAGCTTGAAGAGTCCCAACCAGTATCAATCTCTAGAAGATATTCACCCGACTGGATGACGGATGCGCTCATTAGTATCTGCCAGAGATCGGACGGACCGCGATGTCAGCTGGACCCGATGCACGATTGAAGCTCTTCACAGCGTCGATGACGACCTTGCCTGTCTGAGCGTTGGTCATGACTCCGCCGTTCACATTGACTGTGTAGTTGTTGCCACCTCGAGCAGCTGCAGCTCCGCCGACAGCCGAGGTCGGTGATGCTGGCGCGCCTGTGTTGATCGTGGAAACTGTGTTGGCAAAGTTCGCTCCAATGCCCTTGACATCTGCGAGCTTGAGGTTCGGGTTCTTCAGCAATAGTTCTGCAGCTTGGATTGCTGACTGTACGCCGGCAAGGTACTGCTCGCCCTGTGTGACTCCTGCCTTGTAGAACTTGTCTGCAGCCAAAGTGCCCAAAGCGTCCGCTACATAGTTCAAGTCATTGACTAGCTGGTTGATCCCAGTAGGTCCTGTAATCGCTTCTGAGCCACCTAAAATGAGTTCGTTGGCAATCGCGCCACCAGCCTCTTGACCAGCCTCTAGAACGGCTCTGAGTGCGTCCTCAGACAAGCCCATGGTGAGCAGTTGCTCGACCTTCTTGGAGAACGCTTGCGCGCCTGTTGCCTGCTGAGTCAGCTGGGCAAGGATCGTCGTTCCGGCTTCTTTGGCAGCGTCGGCTGCACCAGAGATTGAGAACTCACCAGTGACCGATTCAGCGACCGTGCCCTTGAAATCGTCATAAGCCTTCTTCGCTTCCTCGAGCTTGCCCTTCGCATTGTCGAGAGCTGTCGTGAACTGATCGTTTAACTCTTCGCGCGCTTTCTTGATCTTCTCTGCCATCTTGTCCACCGCGCCACCAGCACCACTCGAAGCATCCTTGAGTCCGGTCACGCTTTCGGTTGCCAATTTTCCAGCATCGGACATGCGTTGCATCTGCTGATTCGTTAGCCCTTGCTGAGTCGCGACACCACCGAGATCATCTTTGAGCCCGTTCATCTGGCGCTTGTAAAGAGCGAACGCTGCAACACCAGCGATCACTACTGCGATGCCTACACCGGTAGCAACTTGGACAGCTGTGAAAGATGCAGCGAGCGCATAGTTGATGCCGATGGTGATGACGCTGACGGTCTTCCATGCTGCGAGTGCGATATTGGTTCCGACGATTGCTGCAGCGATTGCTCCGATGGCGGTTGCGATGCCAAGGATCACGCCTGCGTTCTTTTGTGCCCAGACTGCGAAGTTGGTGAACGCGCCGACCATGATCTCAACGACTGGGAGAAGCGCGGTTCCGATTGCTTCTTTGGCTTCGCCGAGTTGGATGGTGAGGTTCTTGAACTTGCCCTGCGCTGTGTTCGCAGCGGTTGATGCAGCGCCACCGAAAGTCGATGCGAGTGATTGCATTACTTCATCAACGGATGCACCGTCTTTGATCAGCTGGTAGAGCTCTGGCGAAAGTTGCTTGATTGCTTTCGTGTTTCCTGCATATGCCTTGGACACTGCATCTGCTACTTCTTGGACTCCCTTGCCGGTCGCTGCGCTGACATCAAGCACGGTCTTGAGCGCGTCCTGTGCGGATGCCAGATCGCCAGTACCACGGACAAGGCTGGCGAGTGCCGGACGAAGCTCATCGTCGGCGACCGCTGCGCTCCTAGAAATTGTGCTGATGAAATCCTCATTGGCTTGGATCTGTTTGTCGGTTGCTCCGGTCGTTGCTTGGAGCTGGCGCGCAAGTTGGACCTGTGCAGCTTGATCTTCTGCAGCTGCCTTGGCGCTCATTGCAAGTCCAGCGGTCAATCCTGCGAGCGCTGCGGTTGCTGGGATGAATGCTTTCTTTAGAGCGAAGGATGCGCGTTCCGAATTGGTTTCAAGTTTCTTGAACTCCTCAAAAGTTTTCTTGAGTCCGTCACCTTGGAAGTCGGTAATGATGGGGATGCGAATAGCCATTAGATGTTGCTCCTACTCAGCGCGACAGTGAGCTGACGCTCGACTTCTTCAGTGATGTTCTTGATTGCTGCTTCAATGTTGTCTGTGTTGGCTTCTACTGCAGGCCACATCGAGCGGGACGCTTTGCCGAATGTCTTGTCCATGTTCTCAATAAGCGTGTTGTTCCAGTCATAGTTCACGCCTTTGCGCTTCTGGGTAGACGATGACTTTCCGCCACGACCAGCAATATCAAACACAATGCCAGCAGGGTTCTTTTGCTGGATGATGAACGCGCTCAAAGTTTCGTACTGCGCGCCTTTGTCCATGTTCCGCTTGCGCGCGCGTCGAGTATCAATCTTGACCGTGATGGATCGGTTTGCAATTGCTTTATCCCATGGGAAGATATGTCGCCATTTACGACCAAAGCCACGCATGACTGTCTGACCAATACCGGATGGCAGATTGCTTCGAGCGTCCGAGATCGTCGGCTGCATCAATGCGCGGTAATCTTTTGTGATCTGTCGGCGTAGATCTGGGGCGAGTTTGTTCAGCGTCTTGAGATCTTCCTTGATCCCAAATACCTGAACGCCAGTTCTCGCCATGTTCTCACTTCCTGTTTCTTTCCTCTAACACAGTAGTGACAGTGAGAAGGTCGGCAGTGTCAAACTCTTCTTCGTAGAAGCGCGGAGCCCACGAAAGACTGACCAGCAATTCTGCTAGGAGCCTTCGGTGAGTTCCGCGTGGGTAGGGTTTTCTATTTCCTCAGCGCTCACTTCTACCGAGTCAAGCTTGGCAATGAATTTGTCAAACTCTCCCGGCACGACGATCTTGGCTTGCTTGCATGCTTCCCACGCCAAGAACGCAAGATCTTCCACGCCGATCCCGTTCGCCATGTCTGACGCTTTTCGCTTGAACCTTCGTTCCCATGCGACGAGTGTGACGAGATTAGTTGTCACTTCGTATGGGTCTTTGCCTGCTTCTGTCACCTTTAGGTGCAGCTTCATTTCTTCTCGCTTTCGTGTCGGACCGGTGCGCGGTCAGTTATTAGCTTTCGTCAGATGTATAGACACCACCATTGAATGTCACGGAGATGGTTCCGAGAGCACCCAAAGATGTGACCACTGGCAGAGCTGCCAAGAATGTTCCAGTGAATGTCAAGCCGGGGTTCGTTGCTGAATCAGCTCCGACGGTTGGCTTCACGATCACATTGGTACTAGTGCCGACTAGTGATTTGAGTGTCGCCCAAGTCTCCGTGGCTGCGAAACTGGCATAGAAGTCAAGTGTGACTGAGTGTGATCCGAGTCCAGAGACATACTTGCGTGAGCTGTCTCCGAAAGCGGTTGCTTCGAGCTGGTCATAGTTGATGTTCACGGTCGCGCCGGTGCACTGATCGCTGAGATCTACTGCATTGACGGTGACTACTGGTGACGAGAGGTATGTGCTAGTTGCCATGGTTACTCCTTGGATGCTTTCTTAGGTTTAGTTTTAGCAGGTTTTTCTTCTTCGGTGGTTGATACCTCAGCTTCAATGATGAAGCCACCAGCCAGAAGCGCGCCGACATTGATGCCAGCCTTCGGCTCGAATAGCTCACCGATCTTGCCAAGCTTCTCAGACGCAATCAGATAGCTCATGATGTTTGCGCCTGTACTTCAATCATCATCTCGTATGCCGGAAGTACTACACCACCGACATCGACGCTGGTCGGGGATCCTGATGTTGCTCCGACATTTGCGGTCATTACAGATGCAGCCATATTGAGAATGTTACCCAATGCGTCTGAG